TATGACATTTATTTACAACAAGGGGTTTTAACCTTGTCCGGGGAAAACCACGTTGATTATAAGGACGTTTACAACTGGTTTGTAAACGTACAAACGCAATACAAGATATATTTATTAAAAATCGGCTTTGACAAGCATATGGCGCGTTACTTAGTTGATGACCTTGCTAATTTTGGCTTTCATATGGATGATGTTTTCCAAGGTGATAATTTAGCACCCATTGTCAGAGATTTACAAGGCACGATAAAAGACGGGGGCTTTATTATTGCAAATAACCACTTGTTAAAGGCGCATTTTTTGAACGTAGCATTAAAGCACAATAATGAAAAGCGGACTTTTCGTCCGGTAAAAACAGAGCAACGAAAGCGCATAGACGGCTTTGTTGCCGTGGTTGACGCTTTGACCGTCCGGCATAAGTATTTAGGCGAAGTTGGCGGCATGTTAGCAAACAAAGGGAGGTAAATATGGGATTTTTTAACCGCATAAGCGGCATTTTTAGGCGTTCCGGCTTTCGCCGCCGCGCTCCCCGCGCCGAGGACTTTTTTAGAATGTTTCAAGGGTACACCCCGGTTTTTACATCCGCGCCGGAGAGCCTTTACGAAATGGAGTTGATAAGGGCGGCAATTCATAGCTTCGCATCATTTTGTAGCCTGTTAAAGCCGGAAATAAAAGGCACAGCACTTGAACACATGGAGCGGCATTGGCAAATGAGCATAAACCCTTTTATGGACACCTCAAAATTTTTGTACAGGCTTGCGACTATTCTTTCAGTAGATAACAACGCTTTCATAATTCCTTTAGAGGGGCGCAATGGACAGATAGCGGGCTTCTATCCTCTTATGCCTATGAATAGCGTTATTGTTGAACATGAGGGCGTTTTATGGCTTCGGTATCTATTCCCCAACGGACAGTATGCCGCTATTGAGTTTGACCGGGTGGGAATTATCACACAGCACCATTACAGGAATGAAATATTTGGGGAAAGCAACAGCACGTTAAAGCCGACCATTCAATTACTACACACAAACAATGAGGGTATAGTCACCGGGATTAAAAACTCAGCTAATATTCGTTTTCTTATGCGTATCAATCAGATGTTACACCCGGATGATATAAGAATAGAACGGGAACGCTTTTCCGAGGAAAATTTGTCAGCAGATAACAAAAGCGGCGTTTTGATGTATGACCTGAAATTTGATGACGTAAAGCAAATTGAAAACAAGCCCTATAATATTAACGCCGCTCAAATGAAGGAAATAGCACAAAACGTGTTTAATTACTTCGGCACAAATGAAAGCATTTTACAAAACAGCTACAACGAGGAAGGTTTTAACGCTTATTTTGAGGGCAAAATTGCGCCGTGGGCAAACCAGTTGTCGCTTGTGCTTACAAATATGATTTTTAGCCGCCGGGAAATAGCCCACGGCAACGAAATAATTTTAACTGTAAACCGCTTACAGTATTTGAGCCACAAAACGAAACTAGACCTTTCCACGGCGGGCTTCGACCGTGGGCTTTTAACGCGAAACGAAATCCGCAAAATGTGGGGGCAACCACAAGTAGAGGACGAGGACGGGGACATTTTCTTCATACGCAAGGAATACACCCGCATGGAGGACTTGGGAAAGGAGATTAAAGCAAATGCCAACAGCGCAGGGCAGGGAGTGCAGGGCAATGACAACACCCATGACAGCGGCACGGGAGGGGCGCATACAGCGATTTGAGACGAGTTTTTATGTTGAGGGCTTCGCAACAAAATTCAACGCGCCCTATTGCCTTTATGAGTATGACGGGAACAAATACTATGAGGAAATAGACCGGGGGGCATTAAACGAAGCCGATTTATCGGACGTGATTATGCAGTTTGACCACCGGGGCATGGTTTACGCAAGAAACAAGATGGGAAAAGGGAAGCCGCCTTGTCTGTTAATAGAGCAACAGGAAAGCGGCTTATTTATTGCCGCCGATTTAGGATTAACAAAAGATGCCCGCCGCATGTACGAAAGCATTAACTCCGGGTTAGTTAACAAAATGTCATGGGCGTTTAGGGTGATTGCGGACGCATATGACCAAAACACCCGGACGCGCACAATACTAAAAATCAGTAAAGTATATGACGTGTCGGCGGTAAGCTACCCGGCTAACCAAGACACCGATATAACCGCACGTTCCTACTTTGACGGAGTGATTGAAGTAGAGAAGCGGGAGGCGTTAGTGCGGGAGCGTGAATTGCTAAAATTACGATTAAAATTAGGAGGTATCTAGCAATGATTAAAAAGGGCGTTATTAAAATGAATCTTGGTTTTTTTGGTGAAAGCCAAGAGCGGGACGGGAGGCTTCGTGAAATCGAAACCCGCCTTGCAGAAATAGGGCGCGAAACGGAAACGCGCGGCGCGGAACTTACCCACGAGGATTTAACCGCATTTAATACCGAAGTAACAACCTTGAACGAAGAGCGCGCAACCCTTAACGCAGTAGCGGAACAGCGGGCGGCATTGCAAACAGCTATTGCAAGCGGGACGGCGGGGATTATTGTTCGTGACCTTGCACAGCAACCGCCGGGAGGCGGCAATACACAGCGCAATGCGCCAACAGACAGGCACGACACCCCGGAATACCGCTCCGCATTCATGAACTATGTATGCCGGGGCGTTCCCATTCCCGCCGAAATACGCGGAGAGCCTACACCCGCCGAAATACGCGCCGCCGAGGTTACAGGCGTTGCAGACGTGGGCGCGGTAATACCCACAAGCACCCTGCAGGAAATTATTCGGGAGTTAGACAGTTACGGCGCGATATACGCGAAAGTTCGCAAGTTGAACATTCACGGCGGCGTTCGTGTTCCGATTTTGACACTTAAACCCGTGGCGGTATGGGTTGGCGAAGGTGCAAGTGATGACCAAAAGATTGCCGCCGACCAGTATGTATCATTCTCATACTATGGCTTAGAGTGCAAAATAGCCCAAACATTGCTCGCAAGCGTTGTAACATATGAAATGTTTCAACGTGAATTTGTAACCCTTTCCACCGAAGCCATTGTGCGCGAGTTGGAAAAGTGCATTTTTAACGGCACGGGTACAGGGCAGATGTTAGGCATAACAAAAGATGGCCGCGTTCCGGAGGCTAATGTTATAACGCTTTCACAAGCCGATTTTAGGAGTTGGGAAGGTTGGACTAAAAATGTATTAGCTAAAAGGAAAAAGGCATATCGCACGGGCATTTTTGCAATGGCGCAGGGTACGTTTGAGGGATATATAAACGGTATGGTTGACGAAACCGGACAACCTATAGGGCGCGTTAATTGGGGCATTGACGGCGCGGAAACTTACCGCTTTGCAGGCATACCCGTTGAAACCGTAGAAGATGATGTAATAATCGGTTATGACGAAGCCGCCGTGGGTGATATTGTTGCCGTGTTCTTTAATCCAAGCAGTTACGCAATAAACAGCAATATGGCTTTAATGGTTGTACAGTGGACAGACCACGATACTAACCAAAAAAAAATTAAGGCTATTTTGATATGTGACGGTAAGCTGTTAGATGCCAACGGCGTTTTAATTATTAAGAAAGGCGCATAGTGCAGAACGGAGGGCGGCAATGCTTAACGAGGTAAAACTTGCCTTACGGCTTAAAAGCGCAATATTTGATGACGAGGTGCGCGGGCATATTGCCGCCGCTATTGATGATTTGCGTTTTATGGGAATAAGCGTCCCTGATTCATTATTACCGGACGAAACCCCGCCGGAACAACCGCCTCCGGAAAGCTATTTTTGCCAAGGTAAAAAAGCAGATGTGACCGAAAATAGCACAATTGAAACCGAGGACGAGCCGCCGCCGGACGAAAAGCCCACGGCGGCAAATCCCCGCGTCAAACAGGCTATTATTCTTTATTGCAAGGGGCGTTTCGGTTATACAGCCGCCACGGACGCGGAGCGATTTATCAAGGCATACGACAACTTAAAAATGCGGTTGCACTTTCAAAGGGGGCGGGGAGATGCGGTGGAGTGATGAAATCACGTTAATGCACGAAACACAAAAAACCGACAGCGGCGGCTTTGCCGTTCCCAAAAAAGACGGGGGCGTTACCCTATACGCAAATAAAAAATCCGTTGGTTTTAATGAATTTTTTCAAGCTAAACAGGCGGGGTATACCGAGCGGCTTAAATTTGACGTGTATACCGCAGAATATAGCGGACAGACGTTAGCAGAATACGAGGGCAAGCGGTATGAGGTGTTGAGGACGTACAGCGACACCAAAACGCCGGATTTTACCGAATTGACCCTTTCCGACATCAGGGAGAGGGGGAGCGGGTAATGGCTATGTATTTTGACACAGCCGCGCTTGAAGAACTGGAAACCATGTTACTACAGAACGCGGATGCCGCCGAAAAGTACGCAGGGGATATGTTGAAAGCGGGCGGGGAGGTTATTGCCGCCGCACAAAATAAAGCCCTTGAACGAATGCAATTTTCTAACCGTAGCACAGGCGACCTTGCAGGTTCGGTGAGGGTTGGGAAAGTACGTAAAACTAAAAATGGCACGGGTTTTTCCCTTACGGTTTATCCGCATGGCTACCAAACGCACGGGTTCACGCGCAGGGGGCAACGGAGTTTAGTATCAAACGCACACGCGGCGTTTATGCTTGAATATGGCACGGCTAATATGCCCGCCCGCCCGTGGCGCGACATGGCTAACCTTGAAGCTACAGACGCGGCGCACGAAGCAATGCGTAAGGTATGGGAAAAGGTGACAAGTGGATAGCGGGCAAGGTTGCGGCGTTGACAACCTAATTAAAACAACGCTTGACGGTTTAGGCGTTCCCGTGGAGCGGGTTAAATTTTCCGGTGAAGCGGACACGTTTATAATATTTCAAATAATCTACGTGCAAGAATCAGAACATGCGGACGATACTGTAACAGCAAATGAACACTTGTACAGGGTAGATATTTTTTCAAAAAGTAATTACATGACACTATTAAAACAAGCGAAACAGGCGTTAAGGGCGGCGGGTTTTTATGGTATTTCCGTAAACGCGGAATTTTACGAAAACAGCACGGGCTTTTATCGTGTTTCGCTTGATTCTTATTATTTGGAGGTAGACTTATGCGAATTGGTTTAAGAAATTTGTTTGCCGCGCCTATTACAGAAGCGGCAAACGGCGTTGAAACATACGGCACACCCTTTCGGCTTGCGAAAGCCATTCAAGCCGATATTGCACCAACGTCAGCGGAGGCGACACTGTATGCGGATGACGCTATAGACGCGATTGTAAAAGAGTTCTCCGGCGGTAATTTGACACTTGGGATAAACGACCTTTTGCCCGGACGACAGGCACAACTATTTGGGCAAACACAAGACGCGGACGGGGTTGTTTATGCAAATGGCAGTGACGAAGCACCATATTTTGCGATTGGATTCTGCGCCCGCCGTGCGGACGGCAAGTATCGGCACTTGTGGCTTTATAAGGTTAAATTTGGCTTGCCAAATGAAAATCATGCTACAAAGGGCAGTACAATAACATTCCAAACGCCGCAAATTGTGGGGAGTTTTATAAAACGCCCGGACGGGAACTGGAAAGCCGACTGGACAGGGGAACTTACAGACCCGGTGGCGGTTGGTTGGTTTGAGGAAGTAAGAGAGCCAAACATTGCCGCAACAGACCCGGCAGACCCATTTGACCCATAAGGGTATATAATCCATGAAGGGAGGCAGGGGCAACTACTCAATAATTTAGAGTGGTTGCCCCGCATAATATGAGCGCAATTAGAGACGGACGCATACCCATTGAACTTGATAAGCGGCGGCATATGCTTTTTTCCCTCAATGTCATTGATGAAGTTGAGGACAAAATAGGCGATATTTCCGACCTTGACCAAGCCATGAATGATAAAGGGCGCATGAAGTTTATTAAGTGGCTTTTTACCTTGCTTTTGAATGAGGGCGCAGAGGACGGCGAAGAACAGCTTACGGAAATGCAAGTTGGCAAGCTTATACACAGCGGTAATTTTAACGAGATACAGACGGCAATTTTAGGCGCGTTCCGCTATGGAAACAAAGGCACAACAGAGCCGCCGCCGGAAAGTGAAGCGGGCGCGGATGATGACAGCGAAACGGGAAACGCACAACCGGGCGAGGAAGGATAGACCTTGCCCGGTTGCTTTATATCGGCGTTACCCTTTTGGGCTTTCCGGAGCGTGAAGTTTGGAAAATGACACCATACAAAATAACAACGCTTTGGAAAATCCACAAGGAATTTAACCGGGATAAGTTCAGGCAAGATGAAGAAACAGAGCCAACAGCCTCCGGAGTTGGTGACATTGACCGCGCAATGGAAACGCTAGGGTGGTGAGATAATGGCTAGGGTTGGAAAAATCGGCACAACAATGGTAATAGACGGGCAAGCCGAATATAAAAAGGCTATGCTGGAAATTACCCAAAACATGAAGCTGATGGGGCAAGAGGTTAAACTTGTAACAGCCGAATTTGGGCGCAAAGATGAAAGTATAGAGGGGCTTTCCAAAAGACAGGAAGCCCTTAAAAATTTATTAGCGGAACAAACGAAAGCAACCGAAGCCTCCCAGGCCGCCCTTGAAAAAATGCGGGACGCAGGGGTTGAGCCAACATCAAAAGCATTTAAAGACATGGAGTTGACCCTGCTAAAAAATAAAACCGCAATGGCAGACACCGAGCGGCAATTAGGCGAAACCAATGACAAGCTAGAAATCGCGCAAAACGCATGGGAAGAAACAGGCGAAGCCATAACAGGAACAGCGGACGACCTTAGTAACGCTTCGTCCGTGGTGGAGGATGCAAAATCCGCATGGAGCGCGTTGGGTTATGTGATGGCGGGTATAGGCGCAGGCATGGCGGCGGTTGGAGCGGCGGCGGTTAAAGTTGGCTTTGAGCTTTACGGCATGGCTAAACAAACAGCTTACGCCGGAAATGCAGTTGACAGCATGGCATTAAAAACGGGCTTTTCCCGGCAAGGGGTTCAAGAGTGGGATTATATTTTATCTCAAAACGGCGCAACTCTTTACAATCTTAATTATGGTATACGCCGCGTAACCGCCGCAATGGGTTCTATGGACGAGGAAGGCGGCAAGGTTGGCAAGGCAATAACAGCGTTAGGGCTTAATTTTGACGAGGTAAGGCAAAAAAGCCCGGAGGACGCTATGAACGCAATTATAACAGCGTTTCAAGGCATGGACGAGGGAGCGGAGAAAACCGCGCTTTCGCTTCAAATTTTCGGACAGCGCGGCGGCATGGAACTTGTGCCGCTTCTTAATTCATCAGCGGAAGCCACAGAGGAACTACGCCAACGCGCCCACGATTTAGGCATGATTATGTCAGACGAAGCCGTACATGCGGCGGCAGACTTTACAAACAGTCTTGACACATTAACAAGACAATTTGGCGGGGTAAAAAATTCAATAGGCGTGGAGCTTTTGCCCGGCTTTACCATGATAACAGACGGGCTTTCCGCGCTTATTGCGGGTTGTGATGAAGCGGGGGAAGCTATAACAGCGGGTGTAAATATGCTTGTGGAGGGCATAGCGACAGCAATTCCGCAAGTATTAGATTTGTTTCATACAGTTGCAAACACGGTTGCGGAAATTGCGCCGGATATTATAACCGCTCTTGTGGACGGCATTGTTGGCAATATTCCAAAACTCATAGACGCGGCATTAAACATAATTATGGCACTTGTGGAGGGCATTATTACAGCGTTGCCCGCCTTACTTGACGGGGCTTTACAAATAATCATAGGGCTTGCAGATGGTATTACACAGGCACTCCCAACACTTATCCCCGTTGTTATTGACGTTGTAACGCAGATTATAAAAACACTATTAGACAATATCCCCATGTTTATTGATGCGGCTTTACAGCTTGTTTTAGGGCTTGTGGATGGGCTTTTGGGTGCTATACCGGACTTGGTTGCCGCAATCCCGGAAATAATAAACAGCCTTATATCCGCAATCCTTGAAAGCATACCTATGATTATTGAAGCGGGTATGGAATTGCTTATTTCACTTGTAAGGGCGTTGCCGGAAATAATCGTTTCAATCGTGGCAGCTATCCCCGAAATCATAAACGGCATATTGACCGCCGTTACCGAAAACATACCGCTAATAATAAAAGCGGGAGTTGACTTGCTTATTTCGCTAATAACCGCGCTCCCGGAAATCATTATAGAGATAGTATACGCAATACCGCAAATAATTGCGTCAATTGTGGAAGCCCTTTTAGGAAATATTCCCATTCTAATTGCGGCGGGTATTAATTTATTCATTGCATTAGTGGGGGCTTTGCCGGAGATTATCATTGAAGTAGTAAAAGCTGTACCGGAAATAGTAACGGGGATAATTGACGGCTTTTTAGGGTTTATCCCTCACTTAATTGACGTTGGCAAGGACTTAATAGGCGGCTTGATTGATGGGTTGTTTGGCGCAGTTGGTGCGGTTGTGGACGCAGTTAAAGACGTTGGCGGGCGCATTTTGGGCGGCATACGCAGCTTTTTTGGTATCAACTCACCCTCAACAGTGTTTGCAGAAATCGGCGGCAACCTTGCCGATGGTATAAGCGTGGGCTTTGACCGCGAAGCGGGCGGCGTTGAAAAGAAAATGACCGGGGCAATGGGAAAAGCCGGAGGTGCAACCGCCAAGGAAGCAGTCAAGGCGGTAAATGACGGTATAGTGCAAAACGTGGCATTACTTGACGCGGCGGTTCGTGC